TTATGCCATGGCGGCACGTCGATTTTGAGCGCCCGCCAACGATCTTCGGGAACCTGGCGGACTTGTTGTGCCTGATACGAGTTCAGATGCCATCGGTAATAGCCGCCGTTTTCGCCTCTGGGTAACCAAGTCGCGAACACCCTTCTAAAGATACCCCCTGTCCCAATAACAGAATGTCCGCCCGCTTTTACGCCAATCAGCAATAATCGGTGTCAGGCTGGGCGTGCATCCCACTATCGGGACAACATCGTGAGATAGGTCGATAAGCAGATTGGGGTCATGTCTTGCGACGCGGCCACCCTTCTCTTGGATGTGTTTGCCAATTCTTTCAAACAAATCCAACTTGAACTTCTTTAATTCAGGCGGAATCCAGAGGCAGACTTTGTTGGGGTCTATCAATCTGCTTTGCCCTTCTCGCTGTAAGACTTTTATCGGCCCCAATGCTCCTGTACCCACGGCAGATGCACGAACCGCGCTGGATCTCGCCAGCCGGGGAACGCCACCACACGGGCGTTGGCAGGCAACCCATCACCACGCGGCCAACCGGGCTTCTTGAAAGCGTAAACCCCGTCGGCGGCCGTGAAAGCGCCCGCGTCTGGCATCTTCGCCGCGAACCACGCCTGATCGTCGGGAAATTCGAAGTGCGGCACCTCAGCCGCGGCATCGAGACTGAAGTCCGTCCATACATCCGGCCGATATCCGCCGCGCAGCATCCAAACGCTGCCGTTCATCGGACAGGGATTGCTCGCATTCACTCCTTGAAGGATCACGAACGGTTCTGGACGATTGAACAGGCCGTTGAGCGATCCAGTGACGATCATGTCTAGATCCACGCTGACGATCCGGTCGCCCTCTTTGATTCCGTGCTCGTCCTGCCAGGCTGGATCGAACAACCGAAGCCGGGCAAAGCAGCCGCGAATCGCGAGTAACGGGAAATCCTCCGGCGGAATGCGCCAGGTTGTCTGACGAAAATTTCGATGCCGAGGATTTTCCGTGATGACCACGAACCGATAGGGCCGCCGAAGATTTCTCCTGATCCCCGCGTCAAGCCTGTCCACGTATTCAGAGCCGTATTTTTGCCCCCAGAGATGGACGCAAATCGTCAGGTCCGCCACAAAACACCGATGCCATTATTCTTGCCTGTCGGGCAAAGCCGAATTTCTTCATGCCGGGAGATGTCTTTGTGCTCGTTCCACCATTCCGGAACATCGATACGCGTTCCAACCCATTCAGGCGCGCGGCGCCATGAGATGTCATGGAACCCGATGACCCGCGCCATCGGACCGTAATTCTCCCAATCCATCGTCAGGCCTGGCAGGCGATGGTCTCCGTCAATAAACGCCGCGTCAAACGGTCCGAGGCGGCGCACCCGAGCGATGATGTCGGGATCGGTGCTACTTCCCCAGATCACCCTCGCGTCATACCCAAGGCGACACAATTCAGCGATGCACGCCATCAACGAGCGCTCGCTTTCCGGCCAGACCTTCGTGCCTCTCGGCAAATCAACGGACACGATCCTTGAACCGACAGGCAACGATCTCGCGACCCGCCACAACGAACCGCCGAATTTAGAGCCTATTTCGAGATAGGACCGGACACCTTCGGCGACCATGATCTCGGCGAAGCGCGCGATTTCGGCCTCGACCTGAAGAGCCTTGGTCCGGTACGGCATCAGCCGCGCGCCCAGATCGCGGCAACGCCGAGTTGGCGCGAGATGTAAGATGTGTGGATCCGCGACAAGCCGCCGGCCGCCATGTCGGCATCGAGCGCCGCGACCTCCTGCTCGTTTTCCTCCGGTTTGTCCGATGTGGCCCGCCACCCGAAGTAGCCGGTCGTCATCCGGCCAAAATGCCGCATCAGTTCGGATAGTGCCGCCGGCGGCATAATCCGCTTGATCTTGTGATACGTGGCCAACATCAGGACGATGTCGTATTTCGGTTCGAACGCGGCCAGCGACCTCGGCCCAGCCGTCAGATCGACAACCTCGAACCGGCTTTTGACGTGCCGCATGTCGGCAAAAACATGCCGGGCCGTCTCAATGCCCTCGGCGTAATTGTCGCATCCGTGAACCGTCGTCGCGCCGTTGTTGGCCATCTCGAACGCCACAAGACCCCGGTTGCAGCCGATGTCCAGCACCGAGGCGTCGCGGGCGCGCATCACGAGGTCGGTCATGCCGTCCATGCGAATGTCGTGATAGCCGGCGACGCGCCGCTGCAACCCGTGCTCGGTTTTGATCACGCGGCCTTGTCCTTCAGATACCCCAGCGCGGCATTTATGACCTCGTCGACCGATATGGCCGCCATGGCGTCCGCGCAGTGCTTACATGGCGTCAGCGAACCGCAGGCATCAGCGCCGCCGGTCAGGTTCGTGTGCCCCTCGTAGCCTGTCACCGCCGCCGGAATGAAGCCGCCAAAGAGAACAACGGCGGGCACGCCGAGCGCAGCCGCAGCATGGTGCGTGCCGCCCTCCGGCCCGATGTAGAGCGCGGCGCGGGCCAGGGCCGCCAATGCGTGACGAAACCGAGGCGGGCGAACCATTCTGGCGAACTGCGCCTTGTAGCCATGGCCGTAAACGAACTGCACGGTATCGAAGCCCAACGCCCGAAGTTGCCGCGCGACCTCGTTGTATCGATCGGTCGGCCATTGCTTGTTCGGCGAGGACTGCTTCCACGCAGCGACGTTCGGCTCGATCAAGACGTGACCGGAAGCCTGGCGAAGTCCCCAGGATACTTCCTCCTCGGAAAAAAAGAGTTCGCCCGCCGTCGGCCGGAAATCCATGTTCCAGATCCAGCGATTGTTCGCCGCATCGTGCCGATTGTAATGCCTGTTGCCCTTGCGATAATCGATCCATTCGAGGTCCAGCGCACCTTCGCTTCGTGGTGGGGCGATGTTCGGATTTCCCTGGAAAATAGTCTCGCTGTACTGATCCCAGGAAATCGTTCGACCATCACCGAAGGCGATGCGCTTGCCACGCGCCGCCGCGCCACGAGCCATTCCCGTGGCCATTATTTGGTCACCGTATCCGATTTCAGCCTCCAAGCCACTTCACGAGCACGACGACTACGCCGACACAGAAAACAACGGCGGCGAAGATCGCGAATTCCGTAAATCCATTATTTTCTTCAGGAATGGCGCGGAATGGCCAGACATCCGCGCCTTTCTCAATCGTGTAGATGATCGGGCCGGACGGTTTCTTCATGCCGCCCACCGCATCAACTCCGCCCGCCATTCATCGGCGTATGGGACATTTTCGTATCCCGCCAAGTCCGGCGTGCCTTCGGTAAAATGCACGACACGCGGAACAATCGCCGGGTCGCTCGTGCCCACGAGAAAATTCCACTCCGGCGATAACTCGCCGATCAGATCGTCATCGAGCCAGCAAAGCCGGTGAAGATCGCGACCGGGGAGCGTATTGATCATTTCGATCGTCAACGCCTTGTTCGCCGGGTGCGCGACGTTAAAGATCATCATCGATGACCAATTTTTTCGTGCGTATCGCGTTTGCTGTTGGCCGTCCATCTTCGTATCGCCAACCGGTTCATGCCGGTGTTTCACGCAATAGAGCGCCTTGTCAGGATCAAGTCCGTCGAAGACGCGCGCCAGATTGGCCCGGCAAAGCATGTCGCAATCACAAAATAACGCCCAACCATCCCGCGCCAAATATGGAACAAGCCATCGCGAATTCGCGTGCTCCGTCGATTGCGGCGCATCGCTGATTACATCCCACATAACGTTGCTGCGCCGCTCCATCGGCCGAGTGTAAAATCCCTGTGCCTGAAGGTCGGACAGCACCAACCCAAACACCGGGACCGGGACCGACAGCCGCCGCACAATCGAATGCCGCGTTACCGCAAACGCCGCGGCCTCACGAGGATCCCAGCCAATCCATATCGAGTGATCCATCAAACCCGCCACTCTTCCAGCGTCCGCTCAATCGTCATCTTCGGAAAACACTGCAAATCGCTGATCTGCGAAGCGTTCACCACCGACACGCCCATCGCGGCCAGGACAGGAGCGGCCCGCCTGAACGCGACGCGCCACCGGCGGAAATTGTCCTCACACGGGTTGTTGCGACCCGGCCCGTTGTTCCGGCCATACCAGTGAACGCCGCTGCGGTCGTGCATGTCGAAGCCGATCAGCAGGACGCGCGCCACGCCGAATTGCACCGCCAGGTTGAGCGCCTGAAACCCGGAATTGCCGCCTGATCCCATGAACCCCGGCCGGTCTGTCAGGATATCGTTGCTCTCTTTGTCGAGGTCGACGAAACGGATGTCTGGATAGTCGGTCGCTAGATCGCGAGCCCATGACACCTTCAGGCCCGAGAACTTCGGCAGGCCAATCTTGTTCTTCCACCAAGCCGCGTCGCAGCCATAGACGACGTCCGCCCATTTGCAGACGTCGACGTTTTCCTTAATCGCGATGGCGTGCATCCGGCCCTTGAGCGCGGCGACGTTAGCGCCCTTGGTCGAGGGGCCCGACGCGATGATCGCGACGTCATGGCCTTGCCAATCAGGAAACCAGTCAGGCCGCATCGCCAGACTTCACCGGTTGGGCGTATTTGATACTCTCGGTGTTCTTCCCGTCACGCCCTTTTCGAACGGCCATCCGCCAATCACGGCTGATCTCCGGCTTTTCGGTTGTGCCGGCCTGGGCGATCCAATACGAACCGGCGAACGTCACGCCGTCGCCGACAGCATAAGCCGTGCCGTCCTTGAACACACCGCGATCGATCACGGCCGGTATGATGACGGAAAACTCCTTGACCACCTCGCCGCGAGTGAAGCGGAACGTAACCGTCCGTTCGCCGTCATGGACAACCTGCAAATCTTCGAAGCCAACGCCGTCCACGCCGTCGCGCGGCTTCGGTAACTTTGCGATTTCCGCGACGATTACCGCAGCCAACGCATCCATATCGGCATCGCGGCCGACCACCATCCCGAGTTCGCGCGTCGAGCCGTCGGAAAGGGTCAGCACCAAATGGCCATCGCGACTGATCAGCGCACCTGTGACGCCGACGCCATCGCGGCCATCGACCCCGTCTTTCGCGGCAACGCCCGGCGGTCCCATCGGCCCCATCTCGCCGGCAGGCCCGCAAGCGCCATCCATGCCGTCGTTGCCAGCCGGTCCCATTTCGCCCTGCGGACCCATCTCGCCCTGCGGGCCTTGGTCACCCTGCGGGCCTTGTGGCCCCATCGGGCCAACCTCACCAGGCGCGCCTGGCGCACCGTCCTTACCATCCACGCCATCGCGCGGCTTTGGCGCAGCCTCGAACTGGCGAGTGACCTCAGAGGCGACCGCCCGCTGCATCTCAATCGGATCGGCATCCTTGCCGTCCAGGCCGTCCCGACCGTCCTTGCCGGCGATGCCATCAGCGCCGTCCCTTGGAGCGACCAGAACGGCCATACGCCGCTCGACCTCTGCCGACACCACGCGCTCGATCTCAGCCGGATCAGCGTCCTTGCCGTCCAGGCCGTCTTTGGCCGGCGGCATCGCGTCGCGCATTTCCGTCACCATGGCCCGAACAACAGGCTCCATGTCTTCTTTCAACAGGGCCGCCACCGCGGCAGGATCCGCGTCCTTACCCGGCGCCGGCGGCGGCATACTCGCCACCTCCATGGCCACGACGCCACGTATCTCATCAAGATCGACGCTCTTGCCGTCCTGGCCCGGTTCGCCGTCCACCTTCCCGAGATCGATTGTCCGGCCGTCAGTCAGCACGGAGATGAGGTGCCCGGCTTTGTCTCGGATTAGGGTGTTGATCCCTACCCCAGGAGCAGGCTCCGGCGCGGGCCGTGCCTCGAGCGCCGCGAGCCGCAGCAGAACGGGCGACAACATTGAGTCGATATATGACCGGGCGCCACGAACGAGGGCATCCGCGACGGGATCATGATCCACCTGCCATGGCCCTTTCCCAGCTTCGCGTCACGGCCAGGGCGCGAGCGGCGGCATTGTCATTCGCCGAAGTTGGCGCGTCGGCCGGCGCGGTCGGGTTCTTCACGCCAAACGGGTTGTCCTGGGCGTCGCGTTTCGCGAGAGCCGCCAGGCTATAATTCTGCTCCTGGAGATAACAGGCATCTCCGCCCTCAGTCGGCGGGAGATCGAACTTCCTTCTGGCCTCGTCGATTTTCATGATGCCAGCGCCTGTCGCTTTCGACGCCGCATCGACCTTACTCACCGTATCCATTCGCAAAAGATCGTCGATATCAAATTCAGTTCCATACGTCTGTCCAGGCACGTCGGTCAGACCGAGCCCTTCATCCAGGCACAACTCAATGGACTCGATCAGAGCCTGAAGGCACTGGGTATAATACTGCTGATTGAGCGCTTCGACATTAGTGTGCGTCGGCAGCGTTCCCACTCCGACCATGTAAGTCGGCACATGGAAGCACGAGCAAACCGTTTCAGCGGTCCATTTCAGTTGCTCGATAAGCTGCGCGTCGACCGCATTCACACTCATGGCGGCGTAGGTCAAACCGTTGCCGAGCACCGCGACGCGGCCGACATTGTCACCGGAATAGTTTTGCTGCCATTGAGATTTGATTGAGTCGACCTGATCCTTCGAAATGTTGCCGGGGGATGTCAAGATCCCGCCTGGGTTGGCGCCATTGTGGAAGAACTTCGCAGAATGGCGCTGGATCGCGATGCCTTGCGATACCGCCATACCGGAGGCTGTCAGGGGCGACACGCCGCAGAGCGGATGGAACAACGGAACCATCGTGTCGTGGATGATCTCGCTCGCCGGCACGACGGTCGTCATTTCCTGAACGCCGGCCAGATTGTCGCGGTTGATCTGGTAATAGACTGACCCATCATCTGCCACGAGTGGCTTCGTTCGGGTCGGGTCCAGGATGTACATCGCGACCACGGCTTTCCGCCCATCGCGCTCCTTGAGGATGTAGGTATTGCCGTGCAACAGCTTCGACACGACCCACTGCTCGATGAACTTGATCCGGTTCTGAAACCGGTTTGGCTTACGCAGCACCGGGGAGAAGGCTGGCGACGTTGTCTCGCTCCAGATACCGGACGAATCCTGTTGCACCAGACGAATTCGGACTTTCGACACGTCCGAGGCAATGAGCGTAACGCACGAATACACCGTGCTATAGGCGGCGGTTGTCTCGTGGCGTATCCCGTCGTTCCGCTGCCATGCGCCGGTGTACGGCTCATTGACGATGGGGAACCAGCCCCCGCTCATGTATGACGGCGGCACGAGGTTTTGCGGCGCGGCGCGGGTCACGATCGACATCAGTCGCGACAAGAAGCCTGGCCGTTGATCGGGCATTTACTCTTCCGGCCGCATGTCGCGTCGGGAATAGCGCGTCACCGCTCCGGTGTCGGGTGCGTGTGTGGCTGGAGTGGCCTCGACGGCCACCGTCTCCTGCGCGGCCCGAGCAGGCGCGCGTTGAACCACACGGGGCGGAGGCGGCGGAGGCGCGTCATCGGCCCAGCCGGCGCGCTTGAAGAACCGCGAGTCCTTGTCGGTCGACTCGAATTGCTGGCCTTCGACAAGCATTTCCTTGCCATACCGCCGCAGGTAACGGGATTTGACGATCATTCTTGGCATGGCTTACTCCGAATTGAATGAGAGGGGCCGGATTACCCGACCCCTCCGATCCATCAAGTATTACGAGTCGGAATACTTAGCGTATTGAATAAATCCGACCGCTGTACTGCGGCGTTTGACCCAGTTGATGTATCTCTCGGCACGAATTCCGACCATGTTATTCTGCCACAACGACATTGAGACCGTGCTGGCGGTCGGCGGGCTGTCCGGCGCTCCGTCCATCTGGACAGATGCCTCGCGGCTCGCGTCGATCGACACCTGACCATCGTCGGCAAGCAGAATCTCGGGTGGCTTCAGCAGAACAATCAGGCTGCCGTCGGTCGGCGATCCGCCGGTGCCGGGCACGTTCTCTGATGCGACGATGGGAATGCCATTCAGCGTCCCGCCGTCGATCGTCACGCCCGGAAACTCTGGCTGACCGAGCGAATTCCGCATCAGGGAGATCGCCACCGCCTGCTGCGCGGTCATCACGAACACGGAGCCGGTCAACCCGATGTTGTTCGCCGCGAACGACTGCAACAGGGTTTTCAGGTCGGCGCGCAACGCGTCCGGCGTAGTGCCCGTGGCCGAGATCGGCGAAACACCGTTCGTCACAGATGCCGGAGACACGCTGGTCACGGCGGACTTCGTTGGATCGATGAAGTTGACATCCAGGAAGGTCGCGATTGCCGCGGCGAGATCCTGTTGGACGATCGCCTCGGCCGAAGGATTCGAAAACCGAACCAATTCGTCCGTCAAGATCACGATGCCGGCGCATTTGGCCCAGGTCATGGATACCGTATCAAACGCCATCGCGCTGACCGGCTTTGGCGCACCCTCGCCAACCCAGTTCACCGTCGTTCCGCCCGTGCCCCTCGGCATCTTCACATTGAATGGCACGCGCCGGAAGTTGTTGATGCGACCGATGATCGTCATCGGTCGCAGGTACTCGATGAATTCCTGGGCCATGACGTTGTAGTTGATTAGCGGCGAAGCCCATGTCGTGTCGCTGGTGTTGCCGGCGGCGATGCCGGCACGCGTCACGAAGTCGATGTCCGTCGTGCCGTTGCGGACGAACATATTGATGACCTGCTCGACCTCAGGCGTGTCCTGCCACTGCTTGGCGATCTCGCGAGCCTGCATTAGGTCGCCGCGGCTCCGAGCCATCGCGATCACGTAGCGGGTGAACGGCGTGCCCTTCGGCAGGGGCGGCCCCTTCACGGTCGCCGCGACGCCAGTGCGGGCGTTGCTCGCGGTCGCGGCGTTGTTCACGCCATCAACCGGCGTCGCGGTCGCGGCGTTGTTCTTCTCCTGCTTCCGCAGCCGAACGAGATGTTCGTCGATCTGCTTCAGTTCGGCTTCGAGGCCGTCATATTCCTCGCTCTGCGCCGCATCCAGCGTTTCGCCGGACTCGGCCGATGCCGACATGATTTCATCCATGCGCGCGGACTTCGCCTGGCGCGTGGCCTCGAACGCGGTGATCTGCTCCGCGTAAGTCTTGTTTGCCATTTTGGGTGGGGCCTCCTGGGCCTTGACTGTGCGTTTAATGGAGCCCGTGGCACCGGGAGGGGTCTTGGGTTCGGCTACTTTGCCTTTGTGGCCTGACGCGGCCAGCGAAGCGGTGTCGAACGAACGAATGTTTGTGATTGTGGCGTCCATGTTCGCCGGGATCACGACGAGCGAGAGTTCCATCACCTCGCTTTTCATGAAGTGGATCCCGCCGTCGTCCATGAAATTATACTCGACAGGTCGGAATCCGACCGAAACGGCGCGAACGAGGCCAGCCTTTACCGACTGCCATGCCTCGTCGACGCGAGCTTGCAGCATGCCTGGATCGTCGACTTTCGCGATCGTGGCTTCGAACGTAATCCCCGCCTTCGTCGGCGCATCAAACGTTACGAGGCCGACCGGCTTGTCGGTCTGATGTGCCCAAAGCAACGGCAGGGGATTCTTGAATGACACGCCGAGCGGTTCGATTATGTCGCCCATGCGGTCAGTGCTCGGCGTCGTCGCAATGCCACGGATGACACGCTCGCCGTCATTCAGTTCCTTAACTGAAAGAACGCTGTAGGCTCTGTTCATGATTATTCACCGATGCGGTGCTGGCGACCTTGGCGTTGATCGCGGGATAGCCTGCGGTTGAAGGCCGTTCAGATCAGGCAAAGAAGAGTTGCGGTTCCGTATTGGCGGGTTCGGCTGCGCGGGTCTTCGCACCGATCGCCATAGCCGTCGCAATCGCGCCGTCGATCCGGAACCGCGTCGCGGACTTGTTCAGTTTCCTGTTGCCGGCGGGATCCGTAATGACCGAGGCGGACGAGAAATTGTCGCTCAACACCGGGTTGCCGTCGTGCATGAACCGCCGCTCGAGCACGCTGATCTCCAACGCGTCGATCGCCGGCGCCATATCCTTGAACCCCTGGCCCCACGGGATCAGTCGCAATCCGCCGGTCGATCCACCGTCCTTACCTTCGACGTGCGCCTCGATCCCGGCGCGACTGAGTTCCTGCAACAGTTGCTCAATCCGCCAGCGATCGTATGCCAGGGCAACAACCTCGAATTCGCTCAGTATTTCGCCGATCCTGCGAGCCACGAAGCCATAATCGACGGCCCGGCCCGGCGGCGCTTCAATAAACCCTTCGCGTTCCCATTGGACGTAGGGCTTGTGATCGCGCGCCTCATGCTCGCGAAGAAGATCGCCTGGTTTCCAGAACCATGCCTGGACGCGGTCACCGTTGTCCGCTGAGCACGCCACGAGCGCGGTGAGGTCCGTTGTGGCCGACAGGTCGAGCCCGAGGTAAATGCGCTCTCCGGGTTCCAGCAACGGCCCGGTAGCGCGGCACGCATCCCACTCAGCACGCGGGATCAGCGGCGATTGCGCGTCGATCCGCTGGTTGAGATATAGGTTGCGGAACGTCGCCTCAAACGAGGGCATCCGCTTCGCGCGATCGGCAAAGGTGCGGATCTCGTCGAGACTTCGAAAATCGCCGAGCGCCGGATTGGCCAGAGGCCAGACTTTCTCGTCCCAGATATCGGCGTCGTCCGGCACCGCATAGAGATGCGTCACCGTCGTCGAATCAGACTTGTTCAACCCATCGTCTATGAGTTGCGAGAGAAGGTGCTGCGGATCGTTGCTTTGGGTTGAAATGACGATGAACAGCGGCTCGAGGCGGGCGCCCATGCTGGTGTCGAGCACGTCATAGAGCGCGCGGCTCTTGGCCTGGGCCAGTTCGTCGTAGATCACCACCGAAGGGTTCAGGCCATGTTTCGTGCCGGCCTCTGCGGAAATGGCGCGGTAGACTGAGCCATTTTCATAGCATGCGACGGTCTTCGTACTGTCGACGACCTTGAGTTTTTGCGTGAGTTCTGGAACGGCGCGGATGATCTGGGCGACCACCTTGAAGACGATGGCGGCCTGATCCCGCTCGTTGGCGGCCGAATAAATCTCCCCATTGGCAATGGACTCTGGCCCCCAGAGGTGAGCGAGCACAAGCGCCGCGATGAAGGCCGATTTTCCGTTTTTCCTGGCTACGCTGAAGACCGCGCGACGCACCGCGCGACGCCCGTCTGAGTTGCGTGGGTCGTAGACATCGCGGACGAATTGTTTTTGCCACGGCCGCAGTATAAACGGGCCGCCCTGACCCTCGCCGCTCGGGATGATCAGCTTCTCGATATACTCGATTACGCGGTCCGACCGCCAGGTATCCCCACCAGGCCCGCGAACCTGCTGACCGGGCCGTCCGGCTTGACGCTTAGGTTGTTTCGGGCCGCTGGGTCGAGCCCCAGCCGCGTGCCGAGCGTCGCGATAAGCGCCGCTTGCCGGTTCAGAATGGATATCCATGGGGATTGGTAAGGTGCTCCGCCTTCGCCGGTGACAACCGCGCCGCTCGATTTTAGTTCGATCACGCAATCCCGATGCAGGGACGCGGCCACGCAATATGCGGCGAGAACATTGGTGTCGACCGCGCCATACAACCGCGACGGCATGTTGTCGGTGATCAGGTTCCAGGTTTTCCGCGCATACTCGTTGAGATGGTCGGGACAGACCGGCTGGCCGAGCGAGACGGGAATATCGGGTTTGGTCTTGAGTTTACTTGGGTTGCCGTCCAACTCATGCAGGAGGGCGGGGCGCGCTGTGCGGCCCATATCGTGTCTCCGGTTCTACTTGTTCCAGGGGTGATTGGGATCGAGCGGCCGGCCAGCGGCGTCACATCCAAATGCTCTGAGCGGCGCACGGCTGGCGGCCCGGTCTGGGTGGTCGAGGCGGGCCGTCTTCTGGTTGTGGTGGACAGCGCAATAGGCCGCGAGATTGCGGGGATCCAGCGATGGGCCCCCTTTGCGGCGACTCAGAACGTGGTCAACGTGCGTCGCGGCGGTTCGACAGCCTGGGACCGAGCAGATCGGATTAGCCCGGAGGAACGCAGTGCGGAGCGATTTCCACTCAGGAGTGCGGTAGAACGGGTCGCCCGGCATCGGTTTCGTCAACATCGTCATCATCGAACATAAACTGCCGATGCGGGCCCGGCTGCTGGAAGACCTTTCCCGTTCGGCCACCCCGCAGATCCTCGGTCGACTCACCAAGGATGTTTGTTAGACACCGTTCTATCGTCATTGGGTCAGAGGCCATACCGATTCCCTCACAAAAATGGCGGAAATGGCGTGGATTTTCAGGGGGCAGGCGCGACGGCCTCACATAATCCAAAACTGGTAGGGTCACTGTCACGCAAAAAGCAAGGGAAATCTGCGATTGCGAGAGCGAATAAACATCTGTATATTATTCGTATGAATGCCATCGACCCAGACGCAGCCCTGTTCACCTCAACCCAAGTGTGCCTGGCCGCGCGAATGTCGCGGGGAACCTTCCACGCTTGGATAATGCGGCGTTATTTGTCGGTTCCCCCAGGTCCGGGGACCGGCAAGGTGCGGAAATTTTCACTCGTGGACGCTGTACGGATCGCGATCGTCGCGGAATTATGCCGCCAGGGATTTTCTGTGAGTAAGGCGGCGGCATATGTCGACCAGATCGATGGCGAACTCCGAGCCACCATCACGGCAGTCAACAATTCCCAAGCGGTGCTGATCATCACTGATGGCGACGAAGGGCGAAAACTTGTGTGGATCGACAAATTCGGAACCTCCGGGTATGGCTGGCCCTCAGATCCTGGCCGCATAATGTTCTATTCCGTCCTGCTGCTCGCCGATCTGATTTCGAACGTTCATCAGACCCTCATGAAACCAATCTGATCCCCTGTGCGTAATTTCCCGCCGTCTAAATGGGAAC